ATGAAGTTGCTGTTTACACTTGGGCCAAGCTCAAGGATGGACAGTGGCGATGGAGACAAGAAGTAGAAGGGAAGATTCTTCCTGACTCCTTTGGTAAGGCTCCAAAGAATACAACCCCTTGGCTTCCGCTCCGCTTTAATGTTGTGGATGGGGAAGACTATGGACGGGGACGGATTGAGGAGTACCTCGGTGATCTGAAGTCCCTTGAGGGGTTGATGCAAGCAATGGTGGAAGGTTCTGCTGCTGCTGCTAAGGTTGTGTTCCTCGTGAGCCCAGCCGCTACGGTGAAGCCCAGTACGCTTGCTAAGGCAGGCAATGGGGCAATCATTCAGGGACGTGCGGAGGATGTGACTGCTGTTCAAGTGAGCAAGCAGGCAGACTTTTCCTCTGCGTACCAGATGATCCAATCGTTGACGCAGCGGCTGTCGGAAGCATTCCTGATCCTTTCTGTCCGTCAAAGCGAACGTACCACCGCCGAGGAGATCCGCGCTACCCAGCAGGAACTCAACGAGCAGCTTGGTGGTATCTATGGTAATCTGACGGTGGAACTCGTTCGCCCGTACCTCCAACGGAAACTCTTCACCCTTCAACGTTCTAAGGAACTACCCCAACTACCAAAGGGAATTGTCTTCCCAACCATCATTGCTGGCCTTGAGGGCATTGGACGTGGGCAAGATCGTGAATCACTCATGATGTTCCTTCAAACAATCTCACAAGCCCTTGGTCCAGAAGCAATGGCCCAATACATTGATCCAGAGGAAGCAGTTAAGCGACTTGCTGCTGCCCAAGGGATTGATACCCTTAAGCTGGTCAAGACCGCAGACATGCGTCAACAAGAACAGCAAAAGGCCGCACAGCTTAACATGACTACCAGTCTTGTTGGGCAAGCCGGACAACTGGCTAAGGCTCCTATGATGGATCCAACCAAAAACCCTGATTCTATCGAAGCACTTCAAAATGTCGTCAATTCAGCCTCGCAAGCAACCGGACAAGGCCAACCCCAGCCAGCCCCCCAGCAATGAGGAACAGGCTCCGGTAAAGCTGACCCCCAAGGAGCAATTTAAGTATGGTGATGTGAAAGTCACTTCTCCTGGTGTTGGCCGCGTTTCCATTGTTATCCACTAAACCATGTCTGAAATTGTTTTTGATGCCACTGATCCAGACGTTACTTCTGCTCGGGAAACCGAAGAACTACGCCTTATCGAACAGGGCAACCAGCTAATCGAAAAGCAGGAAGCTGAGGTCGAAGAAAAGTATCGCCGCAGTGAACTTGAAGCCCAAGAACATAGTCAGTATGCTGGTAAATTCAAATCAGCAGAAGACCTTGAAAAGGCATACCTAGAACTTCAAAAGAAACTAGGTAAGAAAGAAACCGATGAGTCCTCTCCGACAGATGAAAACGAGAGCGATGACTCCGATGGAACCGAGGAGACTTCCCAAGACGAAGAGTCCCCAGTAACCAAACGTGTCAGCTTCCTCAAGGAGGCATCAGAGGAGTACTACTCTAATGATAATCAACTTAAGCCGGAAACAATTGAGAAGCTTAAGGAGATGCCTTCGGAAGATCTCATCGAGGCATACATGGAATGGCAAAAAGGTAACCCTACTGTTCAATCGCAGCCCCTCTCTGATGAAGCTGCAAAGGACATTGTTGCTTCTGTCGGGGGACAGGATGCTTATAACGACACCCTAGCGTGGGCAGCCGATAACCTCAAACCTGAGGAAGTTGCTGCTTATGATAACGTTGTTAACAGCGGCAATAAGGATGCTATCTTCTTTGCTGTTCAAGCCCTCAACCAACGTTATAAGGATTCCGTAGGGTTTGAAGGTCAACGAATTTCGGGCAAAGCACCAAAGGCAACGGTTAAGGGTTTCCGTTCTAATGCTGAACTAGCTGCTGCTATCAGTGATCGGCGGTATCGCACTGACCCTGCTTATCGGTTTGATGTCGAACAAAAACTCGCTAGTTCTGGCGACTTGCTCTAATAAGGAGTTCTCACAAATGGCAACACGCAAACCCAAATTGGCTCAATCATATGACCTCAATGAGCCATACATTCCTGGTAGGCAAAACTACAAAGGCATTCCTAATGCCACTCCAGAAATGTTGAGGAAACTGCAACAAAAGAAGATTAAAAATCCAAACGGTAAAGAAACCCTTCCTCCACTTGCAAAGGGCGCAGCTAAAAAGTCGCCCAAGGGACGTAGTAAGACTGCCTAAGGATTAACATGGTTGTGTTGTAAGCAATATAAAAGTTCTTTGCAATTAACTCATGCTACCTGTTCTAACTACTCTGTCTGTTATCAGCTCTTGGTATGGTCCTGGCTTCCACGGAAACCTAACTGCCAATGGCGAACGATATAATCAAAACGGCCTTACGGCAGCGCACAAGACACTACCCTTTGGAACACGCCTTCGTGTGTGCTTCGATAGGTGTGCCGTTGTTCGGGTCAATGATCGGGGTCCCTACGCTCATGGTAGGAGTCTTGATCTAAGTAAAGGTGCGGCTGACAAGATCGGTCTAACCGGCTCTGGAGTTGGTAGAGTATCTATTACTCGCCTTAATTGAACTTTTGGATTGGGGGCACCTCGGAGTAGGACCCCCTTTTCTTTGTGGAACTGGCCACGTTAAAAATCCAGCCTAGGCTGTATCAAGGCCCATTGCGATGGACACCCTTGACATATAGCAATTGCATACTTTTAATACGCGTAACTCCTAGATCTAGGGAACTGATTACTTTTATTCATTCCCAACAAACAAATGACTGCTTCAGTAACTTATCTTGGCGCCAGTAATAAGGTCACTACAACCTATGCTGACCGTACTGCGCTATTCCTCAAGCTGTTTACCGGCGAAGTCTACGAGGCTTTCCGTAACAGCACTATCGCTAAGGATCTGGTGATGAACCGGACCCTCCGTGGTGGTAAGCAAGCTCAATTCATTCACACTGGCCGCATCCAAGCCGGTTATCGTGTGCCTGGTACGGCTATCCTCGGTTCGGGCAACCCCCCGGCAGCCGAAACCACCATCGCGCTGGATGACCTGCTGGTGGCATCTGCCTTTGTGGATAATCTTGATGAGATCATGAGTCAGTATGACATTCGTGGTCCTATCGCCCGTCAGATCGGTCAAAGCCTGGCTGAGTTCTATGATCGCCGTATCTTCCGCGTTCTGGATCGTGCCTCGTCTGCGACTGCTGCTGTGACCGGCGAACCTGGTGGTTTCCAAATCAACCTCGGTGCCAACAAAGAGTATGACGCTCAGGCCCTGGTGGATGGTTTCTTTGAAGCTGCTGCCCGTCTTGACGAAGTGGCTGCTCCTAAGGATGGCCGCGTGGCTGTGCTGAGCCCCCGTCAATACTACGCCCTGATCTCTCAGGTTGATACCAACATCCTTAACCGTGAGTACGGTGCTGCCGGTGGTAGCCTGAACAGCGGTGATGGTCTTTATGAGATCGCTGGTATCTCCATCAAGAAGTCCAACAACATCCCCTTCCTTGGGAAGTATGGTTCGGCTTCTGGCGCTGCTATTGATGGCTCTGCCGTGGTTGGTGAGAACAACCCCTATGGTATTGCTACTAACTTCACCAATAGCTGCGGTTTGATCTTCCACCGTGACGCTGCTGGCGTTGTTGAGGCTATTGGCCCCTCCGTGCAAACCACTGGTGCTGACACCAAGGTGATCTACCAAGGCGATGTGATCGTGGGCCGTCTGGCCTATGGTTGCGGTGCTGTGCGCGTCGGCGTTGCCGGTGCTTTCCGGAATACCTGATCCTTTCTTTTAATATTGGGGCTGGCTATTAAAGCTAAGCCCCTTTCCCTTTAATTACCTGTCCCGAACAATGTCAACACAACTCCAAGCCATTAACAAAATGTTGACGGCCATCGGACAGGCTCCGGTGGTATCGCTCGACATCGCCAACCCAGAAATCTCTGCCGCTCTATCTATTCTTGATTCTGTTAATCGGGAAGTTCAGGGGGAAGGGTGGCACTTTAACACAGAAGTGAAATTCCCGTTCACCCCTAACGCCAACGATGAAATTGTTATTCCCGATAACGTTCTCCAATTGTCAGACAACAAATACGAGAATGTTCAACAATATCAAACCGTGATTAGAGACGGCAAACTCTACGACAAGATCAGCCATAGCTACACCGCTTGGACCACAAGTCCTGTTATTTGTGATGTGGTGTGGTTGTTCCCCTTTGAGGATCTTCCTCAGGTGTTTAAGGATTACATCACCCAACGTGCTGCTCGTGTCTTTGCGGGAAGTGTTGTTGGGTCTAAAGAAATGTTCCAGTTTAACCAGCAGGATGAGGGAATGCTGCGGGCTAACTGTATCGCTTATGATACTAACACCTCTGAAGTTAATATCTTTGGTGTGGAGACTGGTCAGAACTTCTACATTTCTTATACGCCCTTCCGCACGATTGCACGATAATGGCAGCCATCTCTCAAAAAATTACCAATATCATTGGTGGTGTTTCTCAACAACCTGATACTATTAAGGTTGGCAATCAACTGCGTATTTGCGATAATTATTATCCAGACGTGGCTACTGGTTTGACAAAGCGACCAGGCCTTAGGGGCATTAGTAAACTGGCTAATGCTGTTGCTGATGGTACTTGGTTCAGCATCTTTCGAGATGATGATGAGAAGTATATTGTTCAGTTTAGCAAAGCCGGAGCCCTTAAGATTTGGAGTGCTAATAATGGTGCTCAACAGACTGTTAATGCTGTAGCAGCAGAATCAACTGCGTATGCGGTTCATACAAATTCAGCAGACCTCCAAACCCTTCAAATCAATGATTACATCTTTGTTCTTAATCGAAAAGTTGTAGTTAAACAAGGAGTTAATACAAGCGCCGCTTATTCACCGTTTGGTTTTGTAAACATCAACACGGTTGCCTTCAATACTGATTATACAATTACTATTGATTCAACCACCTTTTCTCATACAACACCAAGTAACGCCAGTGGTGCTACGCAGAATAGTGTTCAAACCATTATCACTGCTCTTGTTACATCTATCAACGCCAACGTTAATTATGTAGCACAAGGTATTGGTAATACTATTTTCATTCGTCGTGCCAATAATGCTGACTTTGCCCTAAAGGCTACAGGCGGTACTGCTGGATCTGCTGTTGAAGCATTTAAGGAGACTGTTACGGCAGTAGCTCAATTGCCGCGTGAGTTCCTTTCTGGTAGACGTATTAAGGTTGAGGGTAGTGCTGAAAGTACGGCTGATGAGTATTGGGTAGAGTTTATTCCATCAACAGCAGGACAAACAAGTGGTGCTGGACATTGGGAAGAAACCATTGCGCCAAGTACTATTACTGATTTAGATGAGGAGACGATGCCTCATGTGATTATCAGGGAAGCTAATGGCACCTTTACTTACCGTCAACTTGATGCTGCGTCTGCTGCTGCGTCTACTGGTACTACAAGCGTTACTGGTATTGTAACCGCTATTGCTGTTAGCGGAGCAACAAGCGGCGGTCACGTTGTTGGGGAACAGTTTTCCGCACGAGGAGGCACTGGTTCTAACCTCAGGCTTCAAGTGGATAAAGTTCAATCATTGGTAAATGCTACCACGACTGCTGCTAACTCCAATACTTATTTTCGGCAGGAAACTACAAGAATTTTTTCTGGGAATAGGTATGTAGCTTCACAAACGCAATACTTTTTGTATATAAACGGAGTTTTGCAAGGCACAGCATCTACTCCCTCCTTAACAGTTGGTGCTACTGTTTACACAGTAAATGGCACTTTTCAAACCATTAGCAACGAACTGAGGGCTGGTGTTACAATAACAACCACAACAACTGGTATTATTGCTGCCATTAGTATTGTTCAACCTGGTCAAGGGTATACCGCTACCAACCTTGTTCAAAACGATGCTGGTGATGCCTTTACCATTACCTCCGTCAATACGGCACCACTAGAAGGTGATGCAAGCCGCCTTAAATACTGGAAGCCTCGTAACGTAGGAGATAGTACTACCAATCCAATGCCTTCATTTGTAGGCTTTCCAGTTGATACTATTTCTTTTTATAAGAATCGTATTGTATTCTCTTCTCGTCAGAATGTTATTTGTTCACAAGCAGGAGATTACTTTAACTTCTTTGCTAGTACGGTAGTTACTCTTGTTGATAGCGATCCAATTGATCTTGGTGCCAGCAGTCTTAAACCAATTCGATTAAAGTACGCTATTCCTGCTCAAAGCGGTTTGCTGTTGTTTGGTGATAACGCTCAGTATATCATGACAACAACAACTGAAGCCTTCTCTCCTAAGACTGCTGAAATTAACCCGCTTTCTTCTTTTGATCAAACAGATAGAATTGCTCCTATTGATATTGGAACAAGTTATCTATTTCTACAAGAAGGTGACAAGGCTTCGTCAATCTTTGAGATGGCACCAAATGGTACGGATAAACCAGATGTCATTGAGTTAACCAGGATTATTCCCACTTATATTCCTGCTGCTGTTTATGACATGAAGGTTTCTGTGTCGGCAGGAACTGTGGCCCTTCTCAGCAAACAAGAACCCAGTTACATGTACCTTTATCGGTACTTCCAAAATGGGGACAATAGGATTGCGGGTTGGTTCCGGTGGAATCTTCCTGGTACGATTGAGATGGTTGATTTTGATCAGGACATCATGTATGTTGTTACCAAACACGGCAGCAACTATGTCCTTAGTACGGTGTCTTTGGTTACCGATACTCCTAGTCAATCGCTTTTGTTTGAGGGGCAGTACCTTGATGTACGGTTGGATCTCTTTGATTATAACCCCACAATTGTTTATAATTCAGGAACAAATCTGACTCGTATCTGCTTTAAGGATGGGTTAGAGGATACAAGTCTACAACCCGTATTGATGTTCCTTAATCCGGATATTGCTGGATACTTTGAAGAGCAAACCCTTCAATATGATGCCGCAGCCGCCACCGGGCAAAAGTATTTCCTTACTGTTGAGGGGAATCAAACAACCTCTAAGTTTGCTATTGGGTATAAGTATGAAGCCCTTGCACAATTACCTGCCTTTTACTTTGTGAAGGATCCTGGTAGTGGAATGAAGGACACTGTTAACATCCCTAGGGTTAGTCGAATCAAAGTTAATAGTTATAACTCTGGTCCGTATCGAGCAGTTGTTCGATCTGATGGTAGGGATGATTTTGAATTGGAACTTCCACAGATCAATGCTAATAACTATTTAGCAAATAACATTCCCATTATTCGGAATGCTCAAAGTACTATTCCAGTATTGGCTAAGGGTGATCAATTTGAATTTGAATTGATTGCTGATAGTCCATTTCCAACAGCCTTTACTTCCCTTGATTGGGAAGGTACCTACAACAACAAAGGCGTTCAGTCCCTTTAACCAATGACCTTTCCGTTAATCCACCCGGCAAGCCGCTCAGACGCAATCTGGGTGGCTCAGCACCTACAAGAAGATGATCGAAGGGAACTTCAAGGATTAGGCCACAAAATTATGGAGGCCACTCTTTGTCTTTCCCTTGATCTTTCGGATAATCCGGTAACCTTTCGGAACCCACTCGGAGAGATCTGCGGGGTAGCGGGGGTATCCAGAACAGATGCCCATTGCGGAGCCATATGGATGCTTACGACTCCACATGTCCGACCGTACCCAAAACTATTTTTTAAGGAGGCTAAGAAATGGGTCGAACAACAAACCTCCTATGAGATGTTACATAACATTGCTGATCCAAGGAACAAACTACATATGAAACTCCTTCATATGCTTGGGTTTAAAAAGCTTATGTATGTTACCACTCAAACCAATCTTACTTATGTTGAATTTGCTAAATTAACAAAATCATGTGTGACGCCGTAGTTATTGGGGTTGCAACGGGCTTGATGAGCGCCGTTCAATCCATTGCTGGTTATCAAGCTCAAAGTCAAGCAGCTCGTGCTTCGGAACGTGCCTATCAAGAACAACGTAACCTTAATGCTGAAGCTGCCAATCGGGCTTATCAACAACAACAACTTAAGATGAAGGGTGAGATGGATAAGGCATCTCAAACAGCTCAGGAGGGCCTCGTCAGGCGGCTTCAGGCACAAGGTACCACATTGGCTGCTGGACGTACTGGACAGTCAATTGGAGGCCTCCTGGCTGATGCTGAGAGGGTTGAGGGTAAGGATCTTGCGACGCTTGGCATGAACCTTGCTTATGCTCAACAGGACTACTTCTTTGGCATGGAGAACATCTACCAACAACAGAACGCTGCTAATATCTCTGCTGCGTCTCAACGGGTCGGTAAACCTAGTGCTGCTGGATTGGCCCTCGGGTTGGCGGGTTCTGCTCTTTCTGGTGTTTCTGCCTACGCTGATGCTAAAGGGCCAGGAGCTTTTAATAAAGATAAACCAAAAGATCAGCCCAAACCTCCTACTAACCCCCCCCCCCTCCTCCTAAACCCGTTTGATAACAATGGCTAGTATTTATGAATCCCCTGGCCAGCAGGTTGCTTTAACTGGATCTCAAACAGGCGTTTCTTTTCAACCCGGTCAAGCATACGATCCTTCGCGGATGATGCTCCAACAGTCGGAACGAGACCTTGAAGCTTTTGCTAAATTCAGTGAAACGCTTGGAGGTGTCATTAAACAACAAGCAGAAAAAAGAAAAAAGTCTAAAATTGCTGAAGGTTACGCTAAATTTATTCGTGGAGAAGTTATTCTAGATCCACAAAATAAGAATAAATTTATTGCCAAGTCTGCTGGATTGGAAGCAGCAGCAACTAGAGATATTAACGCAGCTAAAGCTGTTGCTGAATCCGGAACGGATCCTGGTGCGGCAAGTACTATTCTCTCTACCAGTCCAGCCCTTCAAGGTTGGGAAGCTGTCGGTGCCGCTCAAGCTGCTGCTCAACTGGCTCCGGCTAGTTTGGAATCCTTTTTGTATTCTAAAAAGAGGAGTGATCAATCAGTTACTTTGCCAGATGGCAGTGTTGTAAAACCTAATGAAGCTAAGGGTTATCAAATTAGTGATGTTACCCGTGTCTTGACTCAGCAGTGGGTTCAGGAATATGGTCTTGATAGGTTGAATCCAGCAATCATTCAAGAGTATGGCGGGTTTAATATGGCCATGGCTGAACGCGAAGTCATGCGTTCTTGGATGAAAGAAACTGATGAACGTGAACTAAAGACACGGCAGTATAACGTAACTGTTAAAAGTGCGAATACCATTACAACTGCGTTAACCCCAAATGGTGCTCGTCAATGGCAAGAAACTTCATTTGGTGATCTACTGCGTGAATTTGGTGATCCTGTTGTTGCTAATGAAACGCAATTAAAGCTCATTAGTGATCAACTTAATATATATGCAGACGCTAAAGACTCAAGTTCTATGGGTTCTCTTGTTGCATCCCTAGAACAAACTCCAATTCCTGGAACTAATTTGACATTTGGTCAAAAGAATGCTGCTAAATTTAGGGAATTTAAAACTTTAATTTCGACAACACGAAAGGCAGCAGCAGCAGCAGCAGATGAAAACGACAAGTCAACCTTAGATCTTCAATGGAATCAATTTCAATCCCTTAGACGTACTGCTACTCCTGAACAATTAACTATTCTCCGAAAGAAATTTAGAGAGTCTTTGACTAAAAGTTCCAGCCCTTACGCAATGGAACTGCAAAATAAGTTGACTGCTGAAGACGGTTCACTGCGACTTGCAGATGCTATTGAGAAGCAGATTCGTTCTGGAAATAAAAAGCCAGGAGGAGGATTTCTTTGGACTGAAGATGAGGTTGATAAGCTAGTTCTTAGTGAGGACCTAGAAGAAGCAGATGCCAAACGTATTAAAGAAATGCTTCCTGACGTTCCCAGCTTGAAGGAATTGGCAGAAGGTATTGGTTCAAATGTAGTTGCCTTAGTTGCAGCACAGTGGACTAACGCAAAGGCAGAAAGAGGTGTAACTTATAATTCTAAACCTGGGTTTCAAAAATCAGTTAATGAAATTATCAAGGCAGCATCCGCTGTTGCTTACGATACTATTTCTAAAAAATGGCAAACTGCGTTTGAAAAAACGGGCAAATATCCCAATGATTCAGAAATTAGGCGTCAGTGGGTTGCAGAAACTGAAAGAATTATTAATTTTAAAGATGATCCATATTATCTAAATGATAAGGGACTGGCACCTAATCTATTAAAGCCACTTCCCGCAGGACAACCGTATGAAATTAAGAGTCCTGTTGCCTCTCCTGAAGAGGTTCGCCGTATCCGGCAACAAGTGGGGCCCCTGCCTACCATGTCGCCAACGGTTCAACGGATTGACGATCCAAGTGATTTTGACTTTTATCAAAGTATTATTGATAAAGGAGGCGTGTTGCCAGAAGAGGTAACGGCTGCTGTCACTATGACTGGCCTTAGTGTTGACGGATGGATGGCTGCTCAAGGGCGATTTTTAGGAGTGCCTTACCAACCAAATCCTGACAAATTAGCGTCATTTCAAAAGATGGCTGCGATCAATCGTACTGCGGCTAATGTTCTTGGTAACCCTAGATCTACCGTTGCTCAGATGGAAAGTGCTATGAAAATTATTCAAGCAGGCATGGCTCCAACTGCTACCCCTAGGGCACAAGGAGATACGTTAGGTGCTGGAGATTTTGGCGGTTTGGCTAAACTTACTTCAAGTGGAGAAGGTGGCTTTGATTCTGTCAATCGCGGTACCGCAGGGGACACCCCTAGTGGGATGAAGCTAACCTCAATGCGTATTGGTGATGTTCAACAGCTTCAACAACGTTATAACGCTACCAAAGGCAGGGAAGGTGTTTATGCTGTTGGATTTGCACAATGGGTATCTGAGGGACAATTTGATATGGCAGTTAAGGCTGCTGGTCTTAGTCCAGATGATAAGATGACTCCAGAGAATCAACTCAAGATGTTTTGGGGTTATATTCTTAATACCGACAAACGTCCTGATCTGCGTGATTATCTACTTGGTAAGCATAATGACCCCAATCGAGCACAAGAAGCCTTTGCGTGGGAATGGGCCGCTGCTCCAGGAGTAAATGGTAAAGGCAAGTATGATAACGATAAAGCTCGCAACAAAGCAACCATTGACTCAACAAAACTACGTCAAACTCTTCTCAACGCTCGTCGAGAAATTAAACAGATGATTGATAGCGGCATAGATCCTCTGTCTCTCTTCCGTTAATTAACAACGTGGATAATAGACTCCAAACTTGCGAGGGCGGAGTCTCCACACACACAATTATTTTTTCCATAACTACTCCTGAGGGAGATTTACACACATGTCTGATCCGTTGCAAGGTTGGGAACCCGGTAGTACTTATGGCGCTTACCGAGATCCTGAGTACACAAAACGAGCCCTAAAGGCTCAACAAGAAAAGGAACAAAAAAGTAAGCCAGCCGCAACTGCTAAACCTGGAACCAAGCCAGCAGCAAAGGCAAAACCAAAGCCTAAAAAGAATCAACAGACTTGGAATCCTGCTGGTGTTGTTGGTCAGGGGCTGAAACAAGCATTAGCCCCGGTAATGGGTGCTGCTGATGCTACGGCTAAGGCACTTGAAAATACATCAGATTTCTTAGCTCAAGCTGCTGGACAAGATCCTAAAGTACGGGAACAGCAAAAGCTACAACGTAAGCAACAGCAAGCCAAGACTGATAAAACCATTTCTAAAGAGATGGCTGGGCCTAAAGAAATGGCTCGCGTTGCTCTTAAAAGTACTGGTCCCGGTATTATTGAAAACGTAGCTGATACTGCCATTCTTGTTGGAGATACCCTTCAACAACCACTTAGGGCTGTAACGGGAACCTATGATGCCACAAAAGATCCATTCAATGACCGGTATATCCGGGCACAAACAGATCTCGGCATTACTCCTAAAACTGAAGGTGGAAAGAAGGTAGCAAGACTTCTGCAATTCTTTAATGCTTCAAGGGCTGTAACACGAGCAACAACTTTTGGTATTACAAAGGTTACAGGACAACCACAAACCCTCTCGCAAGCCCTTAAGGTGCCAAAGGGGCGTGGAGCACAGACCTTGGTCGATAACATTCCTGGTGCTGTGGCTGACTTCCTTATGGCATCTCCCAACGACCCAGAAACCCTTTCTAACTTTGCTCAAGATATGGTTCCTGAGCCCCTTAAGCCTTTGTTCTTTCTCGCTGCTGATGGCGAGCAAGATAACATCTATCAAATTAAATTGAAAGGTGCGCTTGAGGGTGAAAGTTTTGGAATAATTGGTGATGTTCTTGGCTCTATGTTTAAGGGACGTTCATTCTTCAAAAAAGCCAAAGAGGATGGTGCGGATGATGAAGAGGCCCTATCTGGAGCTTTAAAGGAAATGTCTGATGAGGCCGATACGTTGGCCACTAAGGCAGATGCTGATTACCGAAAGGAAGGTGAAAGTTGGAATGATACAAGGGAGATCCAACTTCAACAAACTTTGGAGAAGGAAAACTTTCTACGTCAAGAGCTAGATGGTTTGGATCCTGAAAGCACAAGAGCTAAGGAGATCAATAAAAAACTTGAAGATCTGAAAATGGATCAACAAGAAATTGATCGAGCTATTGTCGATACTTCTTACAAGGAAACTTGGGAAAAAGAAGGTGCCTTTAAAAGTCTTAACATTGAAGAGTCTATTATTGCTGGACGCAACTGGCTCACGGATTCAGCCGTCAAACGGTTAAACCTTGAGGATACTTGGAAAGATATTATCAAGCCTGCTATTAAAAATCTAGATCCTGATGCTTTGAATGCAATTTATCGCAACCAAGGTAAGGCTGCTTGGGAAAAACTCAAGACTAAACACACTGCGGCTTTGGTGGATAAATTTACCGAAGTCATGGAAACAGCATCTTCTGCTGATGAAGCCAAAGATCTAGCCTTTAAATATCTGCGTCAACAAGGTCAAACTTTCACTAAAGCTAGTGGAGAGATGATCGAAGATGAGGCAGTTATTGTTGTTCAAGCAACAATGCAAGGCATGGCTGAAGAGCTGGCTAAGGTATCTAAAAGTTTGCTTGATGTTGACGCTGCTCACCTAACAAATGGCAATCAAGCAGATCGCCTTTTGGATCGTTTGATTGGCCTTATGATGCTTCGTAAGGAAGGGTATAGTTTGGATGCCGGTCGTCGGTTGCTTCTTGGTAAATTTCCTGCTTATAAGCGAATGATTGAAGAAGCAGGCAACGAGGCAGACAAAACTACTCTTACGCCAAGGATGCTTAAGACATGGGCTGCTGATATTAAAGCACGAATCCGTGCCGAAGATCCAACTGGCATTGAAGAAATGCGTATGATGGCTCTTGCTCTGTCGTTGGCACAAGGAGATCCTTCTAAGAGTATTAACTTTGGAGAAACTGTCCTTCGTAGTTTTGGAAAGGAATCTCTTGGTTTGTTTTTTAATAGCATCCTTTCTGGACCTAAAACCATTGTACGAAACATGGGTGCGGCTATTCGTATCTTTGCCCAACCGATGGAGATTGGCATCAGAGGAGTTATAGAGGGCGATGATCGTCTCATTGGTGCGGCTGGAGCTGGAATGATTGGTGCGTTTAGCAGCCTTCAAGATGCGTTCCATGTGGCTGCTGTTACCATGAAGAGTGGTGTTCCTGCTACTTGGAATGAAGTGAGCGTGTTGCGAAAGGCTGAACGAATGGCGGAGGTTGATGCGATTGCTGATGCCGCTGTAAATCCAGCACAACGAGCAGCCGCTGGAACTCTTAAATTTGTTCATGCTATTAATAACTGGACAGATCTTCCCAGTAGGCTCATGATGTCTACTGATGACTTTGTGAGGACAGTTGCTGTTCGTCAAAAAATTTATGAGGATGCTATTCTAAAAGCATTTGAAGCAAAAGCAACCAATAAGGCAGCCTTTGCAGCAGCTAATGAAACAGCTATTCGTGAGTTAGAACGAAACGTTGACTTCAAGACAGGGCAAATTAAAGATAAGGCTCTTCAGGACTTTGCAGAACGAGCTACTTATCAGGAGGATCCTGGTGGATTTGTAAATAGCCTTTCTAACATGATTGAAAGGGCAGCTCCTTTGGGAATTCCTGTTGGTAAATATATGTTCCCCTTTGTGCGAACTCCTGCCAACATCATGAGGTATCAGTTGCAAATGACTCCTGGAGCTACGTCTCCTCTTCTGCAAAATTTCATGGGTGGATACAAAGATGCAATTGCTAGGGGTGATACTTTAAAAATTGCGGAGTATCAAGGTCGTGAAGCTATTGGCTCGTTTTTGGTTTCTTTTGGTTATACCCATGCGTGGTCTGGCCATATGACTGGAAACATGCCGATGGATAAAGATGAACGTGAACGGTGGCGGGTTGCTGGAATTCTTCCACGATCAATTAAAATCGGCAATCAATGGGTATCCTACAACTGGTTTGAACCTCTTTCTAACTGGGTGGCGGCTGCTGCTGATTTGGGTCATATGGAACGTAATGGATCTATTAAAGAACTTGATCAGGTAGCAACCCGACTAGGATTTGCTATTGCTGCTAGTTTTACAGAGAAAAGTTATCTTGCTGGTCTTGATAATCTTTCGGTGTTGAGTAATCCTTACGATTCAGTTACTGATTTTATGAAGGCAAAGGAACGCTTTGGGGAACCTACTGGACCTGCTGATCGCGCAACGGCGGGGGTTTTGGGTTTTGTTAACTCCTTTATTCCGGGCGCTGGCTTTAGGAAGACTTGGGCAAATACTTCTGACCCATACTATCGTGAGTATGAATCTTGGACTCAAAAGAAATTGGCAGACATGATGCCTTGGCTTAGTAAGCAGAACATTCCTTATGATATTAGCATCCTTACTGGAAAGCCTATGCTAAATCCAGGTGGAGGCCTTCGTAATTCAACTCTTCCTTTTGAAGCCATTGATGTTAATAAAGATCCAGTAGCTCAGAAGCTTGTTGAATTGGAAGTTTGGCCTACAATTGACTACAAAAAAACTCAAGATGGTATTACTTTAGATCCTCAAGCTAGGGTAAGGTTGAAGGAGTTGATGTGGAACAATGGCGGGTTGCCGAGTGAACTCAAGCAGTGGTTTAATAGCTCTGAATTTAAACAAAGCCAAAAGAACTACGAAGGAAAAACTTTGGAACGTGGTGAAGAATATGTTGATCCACTCTTCATTCGTAGAACCAAAGAAATTCTCACAAATGCTCATGGTAGGGCATCTATGGCTTTGATTTCGGAACGACCTGATTTGGAAGAAAAGATCCGTAAGGTTGGTCAACTTAAATTTGCTCAAAATCAGGATAACTTTGCAAGTCAAGCTGAAATTCAACAGCAAAATATTGAAGCCGAAACGGAACGAATTAATCAGTTAATTAACTTTGGCATGTAACTCCCAACAAAATGGCAACAACCTCAAACACATACACCGGAAACGGCACTAACAAGCTGTTCTCCATTACCTTTCCATATCTAGACACGTCTGATATTGATGTATACCTTAACGGTGTTCTTCAGACGATTACAACTCAATACTTCTTTGCCAATGCCACCACAATTGAATTTGTAGCAGCTCCATCTAATGGGGCTGTGGTTCTTCTTAATCGAAGTACCGATGATACAACCCTTCAAGCTACGTTCTTTCCTGGTTCCTCCATTAAGGCAGCTGATCTTAATGATAATTTTGATCAAGTTCTTTATCTTTCTCAGGAAACTAATAATAATGTAGCCAATGCTGTTGCTGGTCAAATTCCTGATGGAAGTATCACAGTTGTTAAGATTGCTGATAACTCCATTACAAGTGCTAAAATTGTTAATGATTCAATTATCAATGAAGATGTAAATTCAGCAGCTGGTATTGTCGCCAGCAAGTTGTCGTTCACGCAATCTGGCACTGGCGCAACAGCAAGAACCGTTGATTCCAAACTCAAGGATACCGTATCCGTAAAGGACTTTGGGGCGGTTGGTGATGGAGTGGCCGATGACACGGTGGCGATTCAGGCCGCACTTAACTCCAACTTTGGCTGCATCTTTTTCCCAGAAGGCACCTACAAAATAACGTCAACTGTTACAGCCTCAACCGACAAAAGGATCACCGGGGCTAGACAGGTGTCCTCGACCATCACCCTACACACAAGCACTCCGGGAACAGTTGCAATCAAGGCCGAGGCGACGCGTGTTCAGTTTGACAGCATCAGCATTATCAGCAACTCCGGCATCAATGACGGGCTGGCAACTGTTGGCTTCTACCATTCACGCCCTGGTGGCGGAACAAGTGTTGGTAGAATTACGCACCGTGATTTCACGATGAGTGGCTTCAGCGAAGCTGCCATTATTGTTGATCAGGCTATTTCGTACGGCATTTGCGACGGAACCATTGCCTGTGGCAAGTATGGAATCCTGATCCGCCCCCACATAACTACAGGCACTATCTCAACTTCCGTCACGCTGCAGAACCTTTACATCTTTGGCGGCAAGACAGCGAACATCGCTCTCTTCAATGTCTCGGACACTACGCTGATTAAGTGTGTCTTGGAGAATGGTGGCAGCGCTGCAGTAGCCGACTCTGCTGCACTCTTCAACTCACTCGGAAGAGTGCGTTGCTTTGGCTGCTACTTTGAAGCCAACTACAGAAACATCTCTACCAACAGTGCGATCATTGAGATAGGTAGCTTTGATGGAACCGAAGACGCCCCTTCTATTTACACCTTCACTCCTGCCACTGCTTTCGCAAGTCGCGGGAACGTATTAATCACTCAAAACCGCATCACCACGCGCTTCCTAAGTGCAGACACATCTTACACAAACTACCTTGAAGTTGAAAGCCCTATTGTATCAACTTCAGACATCGCGTCGAGCAGCGGCAACATTAGGTCGGGGAGTACTTCTTCCGTCGGGAGAACGGATAATGTCACCCTTGGACTTAAAGCCTCTGTCAATGCAAATGCAGCGGGGTTCCGTGACACAATCGGGTCAGTTGTTGATCTTGGGGTTTCGTACTCCGCGGCTTCGGCTACTGGCAGATGGATGCGGATCAAGCAGTGCATGAACGGCAACACGGACCACAGGTTGGATTTCATCCGCATGACGGGTGACTATTACAACCCAACGGACGGCACAGAAAGCATTTTGTTTCGGCTTTATTCCACATCTATCCGGCCTGGTGCAGACGGAACAATCGCTCTCGGTTCGGCATCGACAAGGTACTCAGAGGTCTTTGCCAGCGCTGGCACGATCAATACATCCGATGAGCGGGCAAAGCAGGACATCTCTGGTCTTGACGACGCAGAGAAGGCAGTAGCGGTAACACTCAAGGGCTTGATCAAGAAGTACAGGTTTAAGGATGCTGTGCAAAGAAAGGGTGATGCAGCCCGCATCCACGTTGGCGTCATCGCCCAGGATGTAGTTGCTGCTTTTGCAGCCCAAGGACTGGACGCGACTCGCTATGGCTTGCTTTGCTACGACGAGTGGCACGAGCTTGACGGCGAAGAAGTTACTGCTGATGAGAGTGGCACTTACCCAGATGGGTCTATCAGGCGTGACCGTTACGGTATTCGCTATGAGGAACTTCTGGCCTTTATTGTCTCTGCGCTCTGATGGTAATTAAAGATGGGCAAACCTAAATCACATCAAAAGGTGGAGCACGTTCCCGGACCACCAAAGAAAACCCGTCAAGGGCAGGGACAACACAGCCTTGCTAAGGGCACCCGTAAACTTTCTCGCGGCCAAGGCCGTTAATCCTATGCTTACTATTCTTGGTCTTAAAGTTTCCTACGAAACGCTTGCCTTCTTTGTTTTGTTTATTGGTTCTGAAGTTCTTGCTTCCAGCAAACTCAAGTCCAATAGTTTTGTTCAGCTTCTTTTGAATGCTGTTGATTCGCTGAAGCAGTTCCGGTCTGAGGATGACAAAATCCAAAAGATTAAGGACTCCATCCTCAAGTGAAACAATGTAACAAATGTCAACTAGTTAAAGATTTATCTGAATTTTATAAATTAGGTAAAGGTCGATCTAGTCCTGACGGTCGCACTGCTACATGCAAGCTATGCAACAATAGGCAAGGCAGGCAATGGTACTCAGGTCAAACAAAGACCTATCATCGCATGTCTCGCTATGGCTTGTGTGAAGACGCTTATTACGCAATGTTAGAGGTTCAAAATTATAAATGTGCCCTCTGCAAATCAACAGATCCGAAGCGTAAGCAGGGTTTTGTTGTAGACCACGATCACAAAACTGGCAGAATTAGAGGACTTTTGTGTCATCCTTGTAATATCGCCTTAGGCATGTTAGGGGATGATATAGAAGGATTAAAAAAAGCTGTAAAGTATTTAGAAAATAATGATGACTAATATAACTTTAAAAGTTAATCAATATTTTCCTCAGCTTGATTCTGCCACAGGTCATGGTAGCCGGATGTGCTTCAGTTCATCGGTTGCTATGGCGGTGAAGTTTCTGAAGCCGGACTCTCTCTTGGGGGTGAATGCTGATGATGATTATCTCCGTACTGTGTTAAGGTATGGAGATACCACTCAATCCGTAGCACACCTCCGTGCCTGCTCAAACTACGGCATTAAGGCCTCTTTTCTTACTAACGGCACCCGTACCACTCTTGAAAAGGAGCTAGATGCTGGCTATCCGGTGGCTTGTGGAATCCTCCATCACGGTCCTGCTCATGCTCCAACGGGTGGTGGGCACTGGATGCTTGTCATTGGCCTTACGGATACCCATGTGGTGTGTCACGACCCGTATGGAGCGATGGATAATGCTAACGGAAGCTACCCAATGCCCGGAAAAGGAGGGAAGGGGGTCTCGTATGCCTGGAAAAATTGGTCCAAACGATGGATGGTTGAAGGAAATGGGTCTGGTTGGTACATGACCTTTCGAAAAACTTAACCATAGCCTGATTAAATTTTATTTCTTTGGAGAATGATTAAATGACTTTTACTGCTTCTGTTAGCAACGGACTCTACTCTGCTGATGCTGTAGAACCCCTTGGTATTCCTAGTGTTGCTCGTCAACTTACCGCAGCCGCTACCTCCGCTAACACCACCCTGACTGCTAATATCAGTCGCATTAGCATCCGTGCCCGCTTCTGTGACATCCGTTACGTTGTTGGTGTCGGCACTCAAACTGCAAGCGCCACCACCTCACACTTCATTGCTAATGGTGAACGGCTTGATATTGCTGTTCCCTTTGGAGCAAGCATTGGTGTGATTCGTGATTCAGCAGCCACCGTTAACGGTAGTTTGGCTGTTTCGGAGCTTATTTAAGATGAGACTTAACGCAACTAGATTAGGGTCGATTGCTAGTAGCCGTAGCTTTGGAGATCAATTAGATGATCTTGCGGGTCAGGTGCCGAGCCTTGATCTGAACTTTGCTCGGAATAAAAGTCTGATTGATGATTATAGTGGAACCACACTGGTCACCCATACCCGCGCCAGCAGCGGCACGTTTGTGGGTAGCAACGGCGTGCTGCAGACGGCAGCCACTGATGTGCCACGCTTCGACCACAACCCACAGACGGGTGAAAGCCTTGGCCTGCTGGTGGAGGAGCAGAGGACGAACTTAACTGTTGGTAGTGAACTTTTTACTGGCGGAGGATGGACTCCTGGAGCCATTTCCGTTGCATCTACTACAGTAACAACAGCTCCAGATGGAAGCAACAATGCTAGTAAACTTACTGAAAATACCGTAGCTTCTCAATTTCACTTTTTAAACTATGCCATAACAAAAGCTGCTTCAGCAATTACATATACATATTCTATTTATTTAAAAGCGGCGGGAAGAGAAGTTGCCTTTAGCATTGCCAGCGGAAGTAATGGTGTTGCTTGTCGTTTTGATGTTGCAACCGGAGTAATAACTGGAAACGCTGGTACTTTTGGGACAGGTTTTACGGCTGCAATTGCTGCAATTACAGCGGCTAGTAATGGCTGGTATCGGTGTTCATTAACGTGTACAACAGATACAACCGTATCACTTACTGCTCAAATTAGTCTTTGGAACACAAGTCTTGCAACAAATGTTTATACAGGTGATGGTGTATCTGGAGTCTACGCCTGGGGCGCCCAACTCGAAGCCGGAGCATTCCCCACCTCCTACATCCCAACCACGTCCGCAACCGTAACCCGCGCCGCTGATGTGGCCAGCATTACCGGGACGAACTTTTCGAGGTGGTATAACCAGACGGAGGGGACGGTGTTCTCTGATGCTACTGTTTCCTACACTGTTCCCGGTTCAGCATTCCCACTAGTAGTCGGCTTAAATGATGGAACAGCTAACAATAAAATTGTAAATGGGTACCTTACTTCTGCCGGGGCCGGTTTTGAGGTTTCGACAGGAGGTGTTGGGCAAGCTGGAATTTACCCAAGCACGGCATCAACAAACCGCAAACTTGCCAGTTGCTATCGCCTAAATGATTTTGCTGCCAGTGTTAATGGCGGAACAGTAGGCACAGATACTTCTGGAACTGTTCCCACTGTTGATCGCTTGGGCATCAATGTAGTTACTGGTTACAACGCCCTCAACGGCACCATCAAGCGCCTCACCTACTGGCCCACCCGCCTCGGCAACGAAGTCCTACAACGGATCACGCAACCATGACTGAACAACTAACCCCCGGCACGTTTTTCCGCTTTCCCGACGAAGCCACCGGCCTGGCAGCCCTTGATGCTGCTGGCCTGCTGGACCCTGACGGCAACCCCATCACCGCCAGTCACACCCATGCCCTTGACGTGATCGGCTTGATCTATCGCGGCGGCGAGTGGAACCCCGAAACTGGCGAGGTCATCACCCCACCAACGCTGCTTGACGGTTGGCACGTCAATTACCAAGGAGAACTGCCTGATGGGTGGGATGCGTATGCGGTATTTCCAGTGAACCCAGTGCGGGTGTGGGCGTAATGGGACGTGCTAACGAAGAGGCTTTCAACGAATTACACGGCCTCGTCACCAATGAACTAATCGGTCGAATCAAGTCTGGCACAGCCACAACACAGGATCTAAAAGCCGCGACCGATTGGCTTGCCAAAAACAACATCACTGGTGTCCCTGTTCTTGGTTCTCCACTTGCCACCCTCTTTAATAGTCTTGAATTGGAGCTTGAGGATGTCGAAAGGGTCATCAGATGAAGATGGAGATGTAACAGGACAACTACTGAGAAACCTAGCAGCAACTGCTTTTTTGGGTCTCTTTAGTTGGCACCTAATTACTCTTCATAACATTGCTAAATCAGTTGAGGTGCTTGTCGAAAGAGTAAGTGCCTCTAACGAAAGAATTGAGCGCCTCGAAAACGAAGTATTCTTTAAGGATCAAACTAATGGCGCCTCGAAAAACAACTACCCCTAAGCGTAGTGCTGCGTATTACCGGAGTAACCCCGAATCATACGCAAAGAAGCTAGCCTACGACACAAAAGAAAACAAATCCCCAAAGGATAAGAAATATCGGGCTGAACTTGCTGATGCGCGGCGGAAACGTGGCGTTATGGGCAAAGGTGGTGACGATCTTTCCCACACAAAGAGTGGCCGACTAGTTAAAGAATCGCCCTCAAAGAATCGAGCCAGAAATGGTCACAACGGCAGGAGTTCCCGCAAATGAACAAAGGAAATGCTAAGCCTCCAGGGCTTTATGCCAACATGAACAAGCGCCGGGCAGCTGGAACCAGCCGTTCTAAAAAGAATAGCACGGTCTCTAAGACGGCTTACGCAAACATGAAAGCTGGATTCCCAAAAAAGAAAAAGTAAACTTCACCTGGATCAATGCCACTCAAAGATCCGTCTGAATACCTTTACAACCTGAAGGCCATGACTTCCTCCGAAGCAAAAAGATTATGGCGAGCATCCATTAAGGAACATTGGAACAATCAATGCGCCTATTGCGGTTCCGATCACAATCTAACTTTGGATCATGTCATTCCAAAAGCTCGTGGTGGACACGATACCACGTCTAACGTAGTGCCCGCCTGTATCAAGTGTAACCAATCAAAAGGTTCAAACCACTGGTTATCTTGGTGGATAGGTCAGGATTCTTTTGACCACTCAAACTTTTCAAAAGTCCTTTCTTGGACAACTAGCTAGTTAATTTATTTTCTTAAAAACGATGTCTACAACTTCTGACGGAACTACTTACGGTTCTATCTCTAACGCCCCTGGTAAGCGTGATGAGAACCAGCAAAACAACCGTGTTCGCACCACGACCAATGTGTCCGGTGGAACCACCACCACTACCACTGTTGCTGCCTCCTACGCCTCTGCTGCCACTACTGTTGCCCTTAACGCAACGGTGGCTGCTGCTGAAACTGCTATCAACACTGTTCGCCGTGCGCGGACTAATCCCTCCACCCTGCCTACCGCAAAGGTTACGGGAACTGCTACCCGTGCTGAGACCGGCGCTGTTAATACCATCGGCACTCTTGTTGGTGGCACTGGTTATACCTCCGCTACTTATAGCAACGTTGCTCTGAGTGGTGGTTCTGGTTATGGAGCTACTGCTAACATCACCGTTGCTGGTGGTATTGTGACTGTTTGTACCCGTGTCCGTGGTGGTCAATGGTATGTCGTTGGTGATGTGCTGTCCTGTGCTCTGATTGGTCCCGGTACTAACTTCTCCGTGACTGTTACTGCTGTTAACCAGGGTTGATGGATTATGGCTCCTAAGAAACCCGTAAAGCCTACTCGCCTTCAAACTAAGGCAAATCAAAAAGATAAGGTGTTGACTGGACCTAAAGGGTCTAAACCTCAATCCACCACGACAAACCGTGTTCGTACTCAAGGTGGCACGACCATGAGTAAGCCAAAGCCTAAGCCCGCTGCTAAGCCCAAGCCCCCTACCGCTAAACCTGCGACCCCTAGTGGTGGGGGTAAAAACTTGTTTGGTGGTGCTGGAAGCAAACCTGCTGCTATTAATAAAGCTGATAGTCAAAAAGCCCCACAGCCTGCTTTTAGAACTAGCAAACCCCCTTTCAGTTCAACTGGTAAGCCTACTCGTCCATCCCTTGGTAACGTAAGGCCTGGTCCTGCTGCTGCGGCAGCTCCACGGCAAATAGCACAGGCACAAGCCCGGGCACAAGGCCAAGCAAACGTTAGAGCTGCCCAACTACGGCGAGAAAATATTGCAAGGGTTCAAAGAGACCTTCGCGGTCAAGTTGGAAAGGCTTCTGCTCTTCTTGGAAGTCTTCGGGGTGGGGCTGTTCAAGCTATTGCCGATGTTGTGACACCTAAACCTACCGCCAAAGGAACCCTTAAAGGTGGAGGAGCCACTGGTCCCGCCATGCCTAAGCGCCTTCAGGAACAAGGGTATGCTGCCCAAGAACGCAAAGCACGGGCCAAGAACGAAGCCCGCAAAAAAGCCACTGGTTCCTCTTCCGCTACTCCAAACACGGCTAAGTCCTTTGACTCTGCCTTCCGGGATGCGCGTCGGGCTAAGGTTAGCACCTTTACTTGGCGGGGTAAAAAGTATACCACCGAGATGAAGTAGTCATGCCCCGCAAACCCGCAAATAAAGTTAGCAAAGGTCGCACACCTAAACCTGCCGCTAATAACATCAAAAGCGTTATTAAATCAGAACAAAAAGGCAGAATTAGGGACTTGCAAAATAGGCTTTCTGCTGTTCGCAATAAACTTCCTGTTGGTGCTAATGCTAACAATGCTGTCTTTAATCGTGGAAACATGATGGGCGGTAAATCACTAAAAGGGATTGGTGCAAGTGGCGCTGTATTACACGCTGCTAGTCCATTTGTAGATAAATTTGGAATAGCAATGGGTAAAAAGCTCGGCAACAGCGTTTTAAAGCCTGTTGGTCGAGCCATTGATAAAGCTATGGGAACCAAACCCAAAAAGAGGGGTAAATAGTCATGCCCCTATCAAAAGGCAAATCCAGCAAAGCCGTCTCCAAAAACATCTCAAAGATGGTCAAGGAAGGTCGCCCTCAAAAACAAGCTATTGCTATTGCCCTTTCTAAGGCTGGCAAAGCCCGTCCCAAAAAGGGTTAATTAAAATGGCGCCTAAGAAAAAACCCTACAGAACAGTTAATGAGGCTGCTCACGAAATTGCTCGTAAGCGCCGGACCAAAGGTCCCCAAGAAGAAGCATTTCGACAACCTTCGGTTCTGGAACAGAATCCTTTTGGTCCAGCAACCAAGCTGAACAAAGCTAAGGGTTCCCCAAAAACTCACAAAGATGGCCTCCGTGAACCAGTAAACCCACCACGTTCTACTGGAACTAAAAGCCGCAATCGTTTTAAGACAAACGGTTACTTAGCATAATCCGTCACCAGAGGGTGCTGGCAGCTTTATGCTGGCCCCTCTACCCCAATTTAGGTATATCGTATCGTATGACCAAAAACAACAACCCTGTAGCCGATCCTCGAAGGACCATAGAGGAGCAGCTAAGAAATTCCTTTCCAATCTTCCTTTCCCTTGTATGGAAGTCGCTAGACCTGCCGCGTCCAACAAGGGCTCAACTTGCCATTGCCGAATATCTTCAAAATGGCCCCAAGCGACTACAGATCTCCGCGTTTCGGGGTCTTGGTAAGTCGTGGATTGCCGCTGCTTTTGTGTTGTGGACCCTGTGGAATGACATCGACAAGAAGATCCTCGTAGTATCCGCAAGTAAACAACGGGCAGATGACTTCACCATCTTCACTCAAAAGTGTATCCAAGAGTTTGAGTGGCTCTCTCACATGCGTCCTCAGAATGATGACCAACGATGGAGTCGGGTGTCTTTTGATGTTGCCGGGTGTCGGCCTGCTCAGTCACCATCCGTCAAGAGCGTAGGTATCACTGGACAGATCACTGGTAGCCGTGCTGACCTCATTGTGTTTGATGACGTGGAGGTTCCCGCAAACTCCGCAACCGACATGATGCGAGAGAAACTTCTTCAACTGGTGACGGAGGGTGAATCAGTCCTCACACCCAAAAAGGATTCTAGGATTGTTTTTTTGGGAACCCCTCAAACTACCTTTACCATCTATCGGACCCTAAGGGAAAGGAACTACCGACCAATGGTGTGGCCAGCTCGCTACCCAAAAAGTCTTGTCGGGTATGAGGAGATTCTTGCTCCACAGCTCCTGTCGGATATTGAAGACAAGGGCCTTGATGCTATTGCCTGGGCCCCAACGGATACGCGCTTCTCGGAGATCAACCTTCTTGAACGGGAACACAGCATGAGCCGAAGCAACTTCATGTTGCAGTTTATGCTCGACACCTCCCTGTCGGATTCCTTAAAGTTCCCCCTCAAGCTCAGCGACTTCTCAGTGATGCCCCTCGACCCTGGGAAGGGGCCTTCGGACGTTGTTTGGGGTGCTGATAAGGAAACCCTTCTCGACATGCCTGCTGTGGCTCTTCCTGGTGACAGGTGGCATCGACCCAAAAGTACCATCGACTACGTCCCCTACAACCAAACCATCATTGCTGTGGACCCCTCCGGTAGGGGAAAGGACGAAACAGTAGCCGTAGTCCTGTCACAGATCAATGGGTTCATCTTTTTGAGGGACATGCTGGCTACGCAGGATGGTTATTCGGATACTACCCTTCGGGGCATCCTAACGCTTGCAAAGAAGTACGGAGCCAGCGTCTGCCTCATTGAGTCTAACTTTGGTGACGGGGCAATCATGGAACTCATGAAGAAACATGCCCAGGAAATGAAGGTCGGCATGATGTTTGAAGAGGTAAGAGCCACGACACGAAAGGAGGATCGGATTATTGATACCCTAGAGCCGGTCCTCAACCAACACCGCCTCATCATTGACCAGAAGCTCATCGATTGGGACTACCGCAGCAACCCCGAAATGGCACCCGAGGAACGCCTACCCCGTATGCTCATGTACCAGCTTACTCGGATGTGCCGTGAGAAGGGGGCGGTTAAACACGATGACCGAGTGGATGCCCTAGCTCTTGGAGTCAAGTACTTTCAGGACATCCTCGCCATCTCCGCAAAGGAGCAAGAGATCAACCGGTCCCGACAACAGTGGTCAAATATGGTGGAGGGGTTCCTCTCTGCCCCCACTTTGGCTACGGATCTGCTGGTCGCGGGAAGCACCTTTGACGACCCCATCACCCACGAAGAGGGACCCATCGTTTCGTGGATTTCTCACCGGTAAACGGGAACCGCGAATTTCCTCGAAACCCCTTGCTACCACTGGTCCCAAAAGAAGGTGCCCCCTATTACCCAGAGAAGTGGTGCTCTTTGGGTGTGGAAACAGCGGACTTGGGGCGCGTCTTGCGTCCGCTTGGGGGGAAAAGAAGGGGGGTCTTCCTCTTTCTCTTCCCCTCTGTGGCTGTTTTCAGGTTAACCGTATCCCGTCTCAAGGGGGAGTCAATCCCCAAACCTGTAAACCCCAGGGGAACGGGTACGGGTATGGACGGACGGACCTCCTCCGGGGGGTTCGACAACTCAAAGGGAAACCCTAGTGTTTACTAAGCGAGCGAAGCGAGCGTCCTACTAGCCCAAGGGAAGACACAGTAAACGCGACCACTGTAAATAAAAACAAGAAAAAAAAGACAAAGGAAAGACAAATGTTCCTTATTTATATTACTGTTAATATTGGAAGCGAAGCGCCTGTATATTACTGTTAATATTCTTGTTGATGTTCCTTAATAACATTAATAACAATAATTAACATTAATAATATTCTTATTCTTGTTTATTGTTCTTAGGGGAAGAATGTATTACGATAGGTAGTAATATGATATATAGCGACCTATCGCGATACAGCTGTTATAGAAAGGAAAAATAACAATAGTAACAATAACAACAGATATAACCAATAGTACAGATAGTACCTATACTACTAGTACTACCGACACACACACACACACACCACAACCACTGTCTACCCGACTTATGGCACCCGACATCAAACAACCATTCGAACAACCGTACCCCGCTAACGTTCGTCTCATCTGGATCACACCAGACGCAGAACGTACCATTGAGTATTGTGCTAGGGTCAGTAACCCAAAGGGACAAGACAAGCTAGACACAACCGGAAAGTTGCTGCGCTATCTTGTTGCTAATAAACATTGGTCTCCGTTTGAGATGGCGAGCTGTTGCGTGGAGATCACCACAACAAGAGACATCTCTGCTCAGATCCTTCGTCATAGGTCGTTTTCCTTTCAGGAGTTCTCTCAGAGATACGCGTCTACGGTTGACGGGTTAGGGGGGCTGGAGATTCCGTACCTCCGTAGGCAGGACCTGACCAACCGCCAAGCTTCCCACGATGATTTAACCCGAGAGGAAACGCAAGCCTTTTATCGGCGCATCTCTACCTTGTTTGAGGACCTGGAACACCTCTACCAAGAAATGTTGTCAGCGGGTATCGCTAAGGAGTGTGCTCGTAAGATCCTTCCCCTAAACAGTCCTACTCGGCTTTATATGTCGGGAACCATTCGGTCGTGGATTCATTACCTTTCCGTGAGGCGCGGTCCAGAAACCCAAATGGAACATCGTGTCATTGCATCACAGATCAATCAAATTCTTAATAAACAAATGCCAAACCTATGGGAAGTGATCAATTAGATCTGAATGAGTTTCGGATCCTGTATCGGGGATTAAGTCATAGGCTGCCGGATTGGGCGGCCTTTCTCCTTCTTGGTGTCTTGGTGTGGATTGAACAAAAGACAATCAAAGCAAGAATCAAGAACGAGGTAAATGAAGCAATTCAGGAATATGAGAAGATTGATCCTCCTGAGGTTGTCATCCCTCCACCGATCTATTCGGAAACGGGAACGGACTTCTTTGACGAGATGAGGCTGACAGCCCCCTGGCTTGACCGTAAGCACCCCTCTGACTCTCCGTAGGTGACATAGCACCTCCGGCTCCTCAGAGGGCACCTGTGGGGTCATACGCGGGCCTGTTGAATTTTGACACAACAAAAACAAACCATGAAACAGATTGTTGGTGATGGTCCTGTTCAAATATTCTCTCGCAATGAATCCTCTAGAAATAGTGGATCCACCAAAAAAATTAAAACCAAAATCGTTCAATGCTTAAAGTGTTTAAACGAACGTGTGGTGCCAGCTAAACCATCCATACTTTCTAAGGCCCTTCAGGCATCCTGTATGGCCTGTCAAAAGGCTGTTGCGTATGCTAAGGCCGCCGAGGTAGCTGAAGCCCGTCAAAGACGATTTTTGGAGGCTTTGGAAAAAAAAGCACAAAAAGAAAAACGTAACTTAGAAGCGTTTAATCGTTTGTGTAAGTACTGTGGGGTTCAATGGAAAAGCGAAAAACGTTTGCATGGGTATCATGTTGGCCATGGCTCAGTTTGTTCTGATTGTCAAAAAGTTTCTACAGCTCGAAAAACACGGGCTAAGACTTATGGTATTACAGTTGATGAAGTCGAAGCTTTGTTCCCAGAAGGAAAAACTTTTTGTATGAACCCTGGTTGTCAAAAAGAAGTGGCCGAGATTGCCCCTACTCGTGGTCAACAAGGGGTAATTGACCATTGCCATGCTACTGGCGTTGTCCGTGGTGTGTTGTGTACTCAATGTAATATGGCTTTAGGTCTTTTGGGGGAATCACCTGGGCGGATATTGGGGCTGTTTGTTTACCAGCAGGGGGAGTAACATCCCCCTTAACTTTTGACGTAGCGGTGTGAAGTGCTTACGCATGTACGGCGGCGCCGGAATCCCCCCATGGCCCCCCGTGTCTTGGGATTCTTGGCCATCCCCGACCCCATTGTGTCCAATCCGTGTCCAACCGGCCCTGTCCAGCCCCAGATGCCAGGCCACCACTGGGCTGATTACCTGTTGTAAACACAGATACGCAAGGATTTGGACAGGACAAGTGGTACAAATGCACTCATGTGCTACATACAACGCGGGCGCGTGTAGTACGCGTGTTCTATTTATATAAAAAATCTGTGCCCATCAGATAAACTTATCATTGACATAAGCAACACTTATCAATAACCCCTTGACACTGACCAGGGGCAGGGGCCATCATTGGCACATCGGACGGGAACCACACCGGAACCGACCACACAAACACACCAGCCATGGACGGACTCAAAGGCTTCATTCACTACTGCGCCGAGAATGACTATTACGGCAACCCTCAGCGGTTGTATGTATTGAGCAATGAGGACGGTAAGTTCATCGCCGCTTGGGATGAAGGATACCTGGGCTCCGATGCTGTTCCTGGTATCTGGCGCAAGGAAGCCTATCAGGCTCAACGGTTCGATATCAGTGTTACAAAGTACAAACAGCTGCTGCGTACTTTGCCCAGCCCAGACTATGCTCACGAGGTAGAGGGTTATGCTCACCTTCGTGAACTTATCAACGCCTGATCGTTACAAATAGGGTAGAGTTAATCGCCTACCCTTTCTGTAGCTATTACTGCTACCAACATTCAGCATCACCAACCAAATCACAATGTCTGACCTAACACCGCAACAAATCCGTGATGAGTTTGCCTCACTGTGGGAAGATGAAGTTATTGGCAAAGAGTATTTATTGCGGGCATTGTCTAACTATGTCAGCACTGATACCTTGGCTGAGTTTATGGATGACCTCGCAAATGGGAGGGCTTGAGTAATGAAAACCGCAACCTTTCGCATTACCACAAGCTACGGCAACGTTAGGTGTTATCCTGTCGATGCCACTGCCAAACTACTCTGTGAG